TAGAGGCAGACAATTAGGTCAAACATTAGTTGCATTAGAAAAATTACAGGAATTGTTACAATTAGCGTTAGATAATTCTGCTCCGGGCACATATTACAATGATACAGTAATCTTTACTCCTTACGGGTCAACTCCTGCTGAATTTGGTGTTACTGATGATATTGTATTAACTCGTTATGTAACATTGATAAACATTATTAAAAACGGATATGAAGGAATCGCTGCTGCAACTTTTGGTAATGGTATTTATAGATTCGAATTTAGTAATGGTTCAGTTGGTTATGTAGATCAAGGGGATCCTACTAACACAGATATTATTGCAGGAAAATTAGTAAGAGGAAAAACTAGCGGCGCAGTAGGAAAAATCTTTAGATATGAAAGAAATTCTACTCCAGGTAATGATAGAATTAGTCTTCAATTATTAAAACCAATTAATTTTATAGAAGAAGAAGAATTAGAATACGGAGAATCAATAAAAGATTTAAACATCACTATACATGTAGAAAGCGGTGTTTATTTTGAAGATTATCCTATTAGACTTCCTGAAAATGTTTCTATTAAAGGAGATGAATTTAGACGTGTTCTAATTCGTCCAATTAATCGTACAAGTCAAAGTCCATGGGCAAATACTTTTTTTAGAAGAGACTCTGTATTCGATGGATTAAGATTAACCGATTTCATTGGTTCCCCCAATCCTGTTAACAACGCACCAGCTGGAGTGAAGGCATATACAGGTTCAGGATTAGCGACTGCTGGAAGTTTTGTTGTAGGTGCAACATATATCATTGATGAAGTCGGAACTACAAACTGGACATTGATTGGAGCACCATCAGGTTATGCTAGTGGTACAGAATTTATCACAACAGGTGCGGGATCAGGTACAGGTACTGCCTTTAGACCTTCTAATACAACAGGAACAATTAATGTTTCGTTAGGTACTGGAGTAGCAGATCCTTCGTGGATAGGTCAAATATGGGGCGGTAATGGCGGAGAAGGTGTAATTAAAGCCATTAATTTAGGTAACATGACTGTCGAACTGCACGATGACTTAGTCGAGTTAACTGCTATTCCAGCTACAGAATGGTACATTTATGAAACAACAGAATTTGGTTATCATTATCTTAGAGACCCTGCACAAGATATAAATGTTGGGCCGAGCTTTGCTAACCCCGGAGAATATGATTCTGCTGCTGATACAATTGAAGGTAATAAACCAATAATTGCTAATGCAGTAACAATTTACACATCTGGATTAGGACCAGCATTAACGTCTACTGAAATTGAAAAAAGTGAAAGAGATATAGGCTATATCATCGATGCAATTGTTAAAGATTTACGATTAGGAGGAAAAGAATATAGTTTAGAGCAACAAGGAAAATTTGTTGGTGTAACATTAACTGCTAGCTGTATTGCTGGAATGAATTATATATCGACATATATTAACACTTACATAATTCCTTCTGAAAGTAATACTGTTAAAATAGTAATTAATAATTTAATTTCTACTATAACATTTGCATTTGATCCTTCTTTTAATCCTCCAAAAAATAATAAAGAGATGGATGTATTCTTATGTAATGATGCTACAATTTTAAGAAATATTACATGTCAAGGCCATGGAGGATTTATGATGGTACTTGATCCAGCAGGACAGATTCTAAGTAGATCACCATATGCTCAAACATGTACAAGCGTAAGCGGTAGTAGTAATCGACAAAGGTTTGCTGGTGGCCAATTTATCGACGGCTTTACTGGAAGAACTAGAGCAACTATTGATAGCTTCTATGTAACTAGTGGGGTTCAAGTTTTGAATTTAACTGGTACAGATTTACAAAGACGACAATTACAAACACCTACAAGTTTTTATATTAATGATGTTAGATTTCAAATTGATAGTGTATCATCATACGATCCAGGAACAGGAAATACCGCTGTACTTTTAAATCCTACTACTCCTTGGACTACTAATGATCCTGGAACAGAAGCTATCTTTTACGGAGAAATACAAAATGGTTCTGGCGGACCTGGTTATACTTTAATTGTATCAGACATAATTAGAGGAACGCTGTTGACTGGAGCGACGATCACCGGCCCTGGAATATCAACTCCTACAACTATTGTAACTCAATTATCTGGAAGTACAGGTGGTATAGGATCTTATACTGTAAGTAGCAGCGCACCACAACTAATTCCAATCGAGACTAAAATCACTCAACAACCAGTACCATGGACATATCCAAGAACACCAGAAATTGATATTGAAACAGCTGGTTATAGATCAATGCTAGCCAACGACTTTACGCAAGTAAATGACTTAGGATATGGAATTTTAGCAACAAACAATGGATTAACTGAACAAGTTAGTACATTTACCTATTACTGTCATACTTCTTATATGGCCGTTAACGGAGCACAAATACGTGCCACAAATGGTTCTAGTTGTTATGGATTATATGGTTTAAGAGCTAAAGGACAAGATCCTACAGAAATACCAGATGATGTTAATGTTGTATTTAGGCAAGTTCAATCGGCTAAAGTTTTTATAACTAACAGAAGTCCTTATATTGCAGTTGACGAAGGTAGTACTGTATTCTACATTTATGATTATGAATATCCTCCTTTTAATGTCAGCGAAGCTGAATTCAGTCATCCTGTAGAAGGATTAACTAGATATGAAATAACCAGTTTACAAAAAACAAGTGTAGCTGCCGGTACGGAAGCAGGAAATTTTGTTTCAACTGAAGATTATATAGTTCAGTCTGTAGGAACTACAGACTTTGTTGCTATTGGTGCTACAGCAAGTGCAGTTGTAACTGGTGAAATTGGTAATGCAACATTTACCGGAGAAGGCACAGTTTTAAACGTAACTGGTGTAACTTCTGGTGCTTTAGCTCTAGGAACTTACATTACTGGATCTGGAATTCTTCCTGGAACTTATATTGTAAACTTCCTATCTGCAAGCGGAGGAATAGGAACATATGAAGTAAACTTTAGTCAAACGGTAGGATCAACTACTATTACAGGACAACCTGTTGTTAATACACAATTTACTGCATCAGGTGCAGGATCAGGTGATGGTCGTGCATGGAAAGTATTTACTATAACAAATATATCTAAAGCTAGTCCAGCAGTTGTTACATTAGCAGCACCTGGTCATAATCTTGTTGATGGAAATATGCTTAGAATTAAAGATGTTCTAGGAATGACCACTATCAACAATGTGTCATCAGGAAATGTTTATTACGTCAAAGTTATTAGCTCAACACAATTTTCTCTTTACTCAGATCAACAACTTGTTACTCCATTTAATACCACAACCTTTAGCACTTATACCAGTGGCGGTGTAGCATATGGTGGTAGTGAATTAATGCGAGCACAATTGAGTACCGCAGGCACAACAGGTGGCAGTGCTGGAGGTATTCAAGAAGCATTAAGTAATAAAGAAATTTTAGACATTCGTGTTCTTCAACAACAACAATATTATAACTTAGATGAAATACCAGTAACAAGACCTAGTACTGCTATTATCTATGACGATCAAACTACTACTGTATATCGATCAATTGCATTTAGTATCAATGCACCTAGTGCATTAGGCAATTTGCCTACAAATAACGCTGTTATTACTACTGATACTAGTTTTAGTTATTGGTTACCTCAGGTTGAAGCTCTTAATACTACAACTACAGATCCAGTAGATGGCGCTCCAAAGACTATGGGTGCTACCGCAGGTGATACAAGATTAGCAGTATTAGATATTACAGATCCTCTAACTATTGCTGCATTAAACGAAGGTGACAAAGTATTTTCGTGGAGAGGTAAAACTCATAGAATAGTTCAATATGTAGAAAGCGCTGGAGCAGTTCCTGCATATATTGAAATTGCTAATTTAGTTCCGGACATTAACATCAATGCTTCACCGGTAGCTGATGGCATTCAAGTTCCATTTAGTGCTATTCAAGATTATGCGATTAGAGCTGGTTTCGATTCTGACGTCGGTGCTAAAATTTATGTACGTATTAGTACCATGCGAGCCACTGGACATGACTTATTAAATGTCGGCACTGGTGGATATAACACTAGTAACTATCCGAATAACATTTTTGGAGATTCTGTATTTGCACCTGACACTGCCAAAGAAGTATTTGAAGAAACTACTGGACGAGTGTTTTATGTAACTACAGACCAAGATGGTATCTTTAGAGTTGGAAGATTCTTTAAAGTTGACCAAGGTACTGGAGATGTCAGTTTCAATGCAGGTATCGCACTTACAAACTTAACTGGTATTGGTTTCAAACGTGGTGTAACAGTCAATGAGTTTAGTTCTGATGACGAAATGACTGATGCAGCACCTGATACGGTTCCAACAGAACAGGCAATTGTTAATTATATCAGTTATGTTTTACATTTGAATAGAGACGGTGGATTAGCTACTAAGTTTATTGGCCCAGGTTACATGCCAAGAAATGGAGCACTTGCTGCAACTTCGGACATGAATCTTGGCGGTTATCAAATTAATAATTTACAAGCTCCTACTCTTGATGATGATGCTGCAAATAAAGTGTATGTTGATACACTAATCGAATCCATAGATAGTTTATACAAATTAAAAGATGTAGAAATAACTGATCCTGAAGCTGGTGATATATTAGTTTATGTAGGATCTAGTGGTGCTTATACTGGATTAGACTTATGGCAAAATGCTACTGTAACTGGTGATATATCTTTACAATTTGACAGTTCTGCAAATACTATTGCGGCAACAATCGCTCCACTATCAATTAATAATACAGAAATTGATTATGCATCAAGTATACAACAATCTAAACTTTCACTAAATGATGCTCAAGTTTCAACTAGTAATGGAGCTATAAGTATTCCATTAACTGGATTGTTTCCTAGTACAGGAGCCACAGGATCAATAGGAGCGACTCCTGGTCAAGTTAGACTAACTTATGGTGCAGTATCATCCGCACCATATAGTATAGGTCAAAGAGTATTAATAACAGGTGTTAGTCCTAATGTCTACAATCAAGAATGGGTAGTAGTGAGTTCTACAACTACTATAACTGCTATAACTTGTTCATTGACTAATGCATATATCAGCGGCGGATCTGTAACTCTTCAAAGAGGATCTGCATTATTTGATAGTGCAAATTTTGAAGTTTCTAATAATGGTTGGGTAGGTGTTAAAGCAGGAGGTATTTCCTTAGCAGAGATGGCCGATCTTGCAGCTAATTCTGTTATAGGTAATTTAGGAACGTCTGCTGCTACTCCGGCTGCTGTGACTCCTAGCAATGTATTTTTAAGAGGAACATGGGATACATTTAATTCGGCAGTCACAAGTGGAACACAATATGCATATACGTTAACTCCTGGAGGTTCTCCGATCTCTCAAGGATCAAGTACCTTTGCTATGACTGAAGTGACCACTAGTGGTGCTAATAGTAGCATTGTAAAAACCACTAGCACTGGCGCCATTGATGCTGTTTCTTACAAATTATCTTCTAATGATGTACTTATAAAACCTGCAAGTCTTACAGGATTCACTGCAACATTTAGTAGTACAACTACTACAACACAGTTAAAAACTGCCGGTGGTGTTCCTATTCTAACATGGGAAGGAGCTGACGATCTTTCTACTCCAGTAGAAGTAAAAGGTCAATGGGTATTAGGAACTAATGCAACATTACAAGCAACATTCGCTGACTTAGCAGAATGGTATAGTTCAGACAAAGAATATGAACCTGGAACTGTTCTAGTATTTGGCGGAGAAGCTGAAACCACAACTACTACTACATTCGGTGACAGTCGTGTAGCAGGTGTCGTATCAACTGATCCTGGATTTATGATGAATGGTGCATTACAAGGAACAAGAGTGTGTATTGCATTACAAGGCCGTGTGCCTTGTAAAGTAGTTGGTAAAGTTAAGAAAGGAGAAATGCTTAGTACAGCAGGAGTAGCTGGTTATGCTGCTCGGGCAATTAATCCTCAAGTAGGTACAATTATAGGTAAAGCATTACAAGATAAAGATACACTAGAGGCGGGTGTCATCGAAGTTGCTGTGGGGCGTGTATAATGACTAAACAAATAATAAACTTAGGTACTGCTGATAAAGGCAACGGTGATCCGTTACGTACAGCTTTTGACAAAGTAAATCAAAACTTTACTGAATTGTACACAGCGTTAGGTTTAGATGCTGGCGGCATAAACATAGGCAGTTTTGAATTTACTGATAATATACTCAGCACTACCGATAGTAGTAATATTATTATCGATCAGGCAGTGGTAATAAACAGTGAATTAACTGTACACGGAGACATTGTTCCTAACATTGCTAATGAACATAATTTAGGTTCGCTGGCAAAACCTTTTAAGAGTATATATGTCAGTGGACAGACAGTATATTTCAATGGCATTCCTCTAAGCGTTACCGACGACGGTACTATTATAGTAAACGGAGAAGTAGCAGCCACTCCAGGCGGGGCGTTAACTTGGGACAGCATTGTTAACAAACCAACAACTACAGGTAGTCAAGGCATTACAGCCACAACAGATGTCGACGGTAATGTTAACATAGGTTTTAGTGGTCAGCTATACACCGGAAGTAGTAGTTGGAGTTTTGAGGAAATTATAACTGGAGAAGGTGAAGAGGCTGTAGTCTCTGGAAAACTGTCGCTGCCGTTGATCACAGAAATTGCAGGCGGCGATATCAGTCTTACAACAATAAATCTCGAGACATTTAATAATTATAGTTGGAGATTTAGAAATGACGGAACATTGACCGCTCCGGGTGCTATTCAATGGGACCTTGACGCAAACAGTCCGGGATTGACAGATGTCAGAATTAACAAAGTAGGCGATAATTTAGTAATATCAACTGATGTTATTCTTGAGGGGCCGTCTACTTGGACATTTACTAAAACCGGTAATCTTAACCTGCCACGTGGGGCTGTTATAGACACTTACGGCGACGGAGCTGGCGGCTACACATCTTTCTCGGGTGCTCCTGGACATTATATAGAAGTTCGCGGTAAAATCTCTGACGGTTTCTGGAGCGGCGGAATGGTTGTTCACCCCGACGGATCTGTTGACATGATTGCCCAAGATGGTACAGCCAGTGCCAGTTGGGGCTTTAACGTAGACGGTGGATTATTATTCCCAGACAACAGTCAGCAGACTACCGCGTGGACTGGCAGTGTCAGTAGTTTAGTCAATGCCACAGAAACCTTTACGATTTCCGCAACAGGTAACGTAACATTCAGCGGAGAAACTGGCGGCATTAATAGAGGTATCGTATGGGACTACGGTGCGGCTGCTGGTGGCTCTAACAGTAGAATTAGACAAGACGAAGATGGTCTAACTGTTCGTGCTTGGACAGAAGAAAATCTGGCAGGCTTTTACGCTGCCCCAGTAAGAATCCTTACCAATCAAGGAGACAACGAAAGAATTTGGCAGTTCAACGGTGCTGGGGATCTAACACTACCAGCAGGCGGGGACATCTTAGACAGCAACGGTAACTCTGTATTAGGCGGTGGCGGAAGTTCTACAACAGAGTTAGCCTACTTAGAATTAACCAACTCACCATTTATTATCCAGCCTGTGATATCAGGAACTCCTGTAACTGTTACATCACCCGCACAAGGCCAAGGAGCACAAGTTGAAATAGTCATAGGCGAAGGTCCTGTGATAACTTCTGTCACTATAACATCAGCAGGCACAGGCTATGCTGTAGGACAGCGTTACAGAGTATGGTTTTATCAAGCAGGCGGCAACAACGATGACAGCAGTATTGAGTTTGAAGTTGCCACAGTTGGCGAGGCCGGAGAGCTATTAACCGTTACTAATGCGGCTTTTACAGGCAGCTCATTATCTAATATTCCAGGTACCTACAGCGGAGTCAGCATAGAGTTACGATCATCGTTGGTGTTTGATGAAATTGGCCCCGGACTAACACTGACTAGAGACCGAGGTCGAGCCTTATATAATTCAGAATTAGAATTAGAATACGATCGCAACAACTATACTAGTCCCTTAGGTACAGAATGGAACAGTGATGGTTGGGATAATCTAGTAGGGTTTAGAGTAAGAAACTATACCACATTCCGAAGCGCATTAAACAATGATGTTGGTAACAACATCATTGGTGCCGAACTAATAATGAGAGATATTGCCAACAACCGTTATTACAAGTTTAGTTTTTCAGTGTGGGGCGAAAATAACGGAGCATACACTTATACAAGAACTGAGATCACAGATCCCAACTTCTTTGAGAAACTAGACTATGCCACTGCCAACAATGTTGATGTTATTGAGGATGACTCTACTCTACAGATTGGTATTACTAGAGGCAACAACAACGGTATCTACAATCCATTCACAGAAGAAGGATGGGACAGTGATGTTAGCCCCCAAGGAACACTATGGAATATAGATGGTTGGGATGACTTCGCAGATGTTGAAACAAGAACCTATACCAACTTCTATAGTGCTTATGGTAACGGTGGATTAGGTAACAAGGTTCCCGGATCTCAAGCAGTAATGTATGTGCCCAGCATAGAAAAATATTATGCCATACAATGGTTGCGATGGACACAAAATAATGCGGGCGGCGGATTCAGTTATCTACGCTACGAGATAGACTTAACTAAACTACAAGAAGGCGTTAGGTTCGCAGATGGCACAGTACAAAAGACTGCCTATATACCTACCAATGTTAAACTTCGTTCTCCGGGCGAGCGTAGAATTGAAGAAGCATACGGATATAAAGAAGTTTCTGTAACACAAAAAATCACAAACAACCTAACCGCAACATTGTCAAGAAACGGTGTTGATGAATTTAGATTCTGGGTAGACACAACTACAACTACTATAGACGAGATAATATCCGATCAAGCGGCGGCCGGCATTACTGATTCTAGCACCATACAGTTTAGTCTAGACAATACTACTTGGTATACATACGACGGCGGCACTTGGGGCGACGGCGATGAAAGAGGCTATACTGTATCAGGTGGTACTGTAAACTACAGTCAAGGTGACACAGTCTACTTTAGATATCAAGGTGGTGGAGCTCCTCAAGTTTGGTGGGACAAAGATGAACTACCCAGCGGCGGCAGTGACTTCCGAGGTGCTGTTATAGACTATCACGCTTATATTCCAGGCAGGGGCACAATCGTTGGAACCATCCATATTGTAGATGACGACGGTGACGAACACATAACTCACACTGAAGTAACCAGTGGCAGCAGTAGTTTAGAGTATACCGACTTATGGTTAGTGACTAGTGAGGGTGAAATAAAATATCGCCAATTAGACGGCGATGATAGAACACTGAAAATACAGTGGACCGCAAAAGTGTTTTACGGTTCTGAATACTACAACGATTAATTAGGGGCAACTAAATGGCAAGAATTAGAAAAATAAATGTAAGTCAAGTTGAAGGTAACAATGATAGTGTGTTGCCCGCAGGCACTATTGCGGCCTATGAAATCAATGGTGAGTATGTGTTGCGAGTACACGACGGCGTAACTGCTGGCGGAATTCCGTTCCCTAATGCTCCAAGTATCGATCATAACAACGATATTAACATCACAGTCAATAGTGAGGATAGCAGTAGCTATACTTGGAACTTTGGACAGACCGGTGATTTAACCGCCCCCGGTGATATCGTTGTTGGCGGCGTCGATGGTGGGCACATTTACATAGACGGTACTGAAGGTGCTAACACTAGTGTGCGTTGGATCAATATACCTGTTGGTGAAGACCACAGCATCATTAGAGCCTACACTGGTAATCCCACTGAGGAAACAGATCTAAATCGAGGTCGAATTCAACTAGCGTGGCAAGATAATGATCGTAGCGGACTGCGAATTATATCATATGATCGCAGTAATAATACTAGTACTACACACGAATGGACTTTTCAAGGCGACGGCGGATTAGAATTCCCAGATGGTAGTGTACAAACTACAGCCTACACCGGATCGGCTAGTAGTGCTTTTTATGTTGCTGTAAACGTTGATGGAACAATCAGCGGCTCCACAGACGGGGTCAACTGGACCAGCTATACTAGTAATCTCAACAGCATAAGCTATGTGGCTGTAGGTCCAAACAAAGTTGTTTACGTTGCTGACTCAACTGGCGAGGCCGACAAGTCTCTATGGTATGCTGACACTTATGACACAGAACCGGTTGAAGTCACTGATATTAGTCCTAGAGAATACAGTCAGATAAAATATTTTAAAAGTATTTCAAAATTTGTGGCAGTGGGATCAAATTCCGCAGTTGATCAGCCTGGATTAGTCTACAGTAGTGATGGTATTAACTGGACAGAAGTAGAAATTGATCCAACATTCTTATCTACAGTAGTTGGTTACACCAGCGGTGCCCAATTTGAAGACATTGAAGAAAACGATCTTGGATTTTTTATCACATCAAATGATACTACACTGGGCGGATTTTTTGTATCAGATGTCACTGACACCCTAGACGCAATAACCTATGTTGATACCAGCAACGACTATCACAGGGCAGTCTGGGCCAGCAACGGTATGTTTACAGGTTGGCACGTATTTGACACTGGCAACGGTGTATGGGACATTAACACTGAACCTGATCCTCGCAACGGAACATTCGAGTCATTTGCAGTAGACGATGTTAGTACTGTCTTTGAAGAATTAATTGGCTACGATCCAAGTATCTCAGACATAGTGATTGGTGATTATAACGGCGTATCAACCATAGTAATTGCCACCAGTGACGGACAGATTCAATATTATCCTGTTGAACCAAATGGTCCGTTTGTTTCTATTCCAAAACCTTATATAGGTACTATCACTGCGTGGACTGATTCTGCTACATCAGCTATTACTATCTCAGGTCAAGGCCCCGACGCTCTTGGCGAAAAATTTACAGTCACAGGTTCTTCAGTTACAGGATATAATGGCACCTACTATATAGATGACAGTAATAACACAGTCTATACAGATCTTGCTAGAACCATACCGTTCGATACCACAGGACTTGATCCATTCACCGGCACAGCAACTATCACTTGGAGCCACGGTCAATACATTGATGCGCTACATTATTCTAATGGTATTTTTTATGTAGGCAACGATGATGAAGAAGTTTTTACTTCAACTGATGGTGGAGCTACTTGGACAGAGGTAGCAACGCTTACTAGCACAAGCGGTGAAGATTTCTTAAACGACATCGATTCATATGTTACTCTGGGCAATGAATTTGATAGGTTAGTTAACAGCGGCAACGAATTAGTATTAGAATCAACTGGCACATTAACATTGCCCTCTGGCGGTACAATCTCAGAAGGCATTGTTACCAGCAATCCAACTATTCAACTTACACCAGCAAACCCAGATGTAGCTAGTCAGAAGTTGGTGATCAAGGGCGGTGGTGGTGAATTCTTTAATTTAGAAAACGGTATCGACTTAGGTACCAATAACAATGTTTGGGAAGTCACTGATAGTGCTACATTCTATGTGTATGCTCCAACTCGCCCTAATGAAACGCTCTACTGGTGGATTGTTCCCGAAGAAGCCGGCATATCTACAACGATGTCAGGTACAGTAGAGTTAGACGAATTTGGTGGTGGTGTTTTTAACTTTACTGTAATCAGTGATGCTTATGAGTTTAGAGTGCGTGTGTCACCTGAAGAAGATAATTACGATCCTGAAAATATAGGTGTTGAATCAGTGTTAATGAACGGTGACGCACCCTCATACGGTGATTATCACCTACATTTAACCACAGGTGATTTAACTGAGACCAGCATCTTCTTGGGCACAGACGATCACAATGTGCGGACTACAACTGACGGTAAGATACAAATTACCACACCTAGTGAAACTAACAATGTTTGGGAGTTTGGCACAAACGGTAGTTTAACATTTCCAGATGGTATGACTATAGGTAACTTAAACGGTAGCCCTGCCATCCAGGTAAATGTTGATATCCCAATAAACATTTTATCACAAGGGTCACTTGGTGCGTCTAATTTACAATGGATAAACGATCTCCAAGAACCAACAGCCATTTCAGCAGTGGTAGTCAACAGTCCATTTGCTGAAGTAGGTGATGTTCAAATAGTAACTGGTACCTTTGATTTACAAAATCCAACGGCTGCAGAACACAGTTGGACATTTGGCGCAGATGGCGATTTAACACTACCCAATAACAGTGGTATTAAATCCTCTACTAACATTGACATCACCATAGACACTCCGGACAGCAGTACATTTAATTGGCGATTTGGGGCGGATGGTGATCTAACATTCCCAGATAATACTGTACAGACAACGGCATACCCAGGCATCACTAACGAAGCCGGCGGAACTGCGTCACTGGCAGTTGGCGGATCTAATATGACAAGAGATGCCTTATCTGTGCGTGTTGTAGCAGGTATGGGCTCTACATTAGATGTAGAAATAAATTATAGTTTAGCCGAAGCCTCTGCCATAGTGATGGGGTCATCAACAACAGTGGCTTTTACTCAGGTTTTGACTAAGCCATTGAATATTTTCAGCGGGCAGCAAACATTGACCGCCAACAATACTACCTGGACTACTATCAATGCTGAAACTTTAAGTACAATAGGAGATTCAGTGACTGCTATTATTTCAGATAACACTTTTCATAAAATCTACAGAGTAACAGTAATGACTAGAACGCTTCCAGATGTAGGTGTAGCCGGAGAGGCGTACTGCACGATTGAGACACTAAAGTAAGGGTAAATATTTGTATGAAAAGCTCCTAATACAATAAATTAGTAAACGATAAATAATAAAAAGAGCGAAAACTATGGCTATACAGACTATCAATTTAGGTACTTTTGCTAACGATGGGACAGGCGATGATTTGCGCACGGCTTTCGAAAAAGTAAATGCTAATTTTACTGCGTTAGATAGTATATCTGTTTCAGGAGCAGTGAATTTAGGAAGCGGTGTTCCCTTATTTTCAGCAAAGGTGGCTAGTCCTGAAATAGGTGAAAATTTAGCTTTTAGAAGTTTAATTAATGGTAATAATATACTATTATCTTATAATGGTACTAGTATTACTGTTTCTTCTACTACAACATTTACAGGACAAGTTAGTGACATTTCTAATCATGGTTTAGAAGATTTAGGAAATGTTTCTTCAGCAACACCACTTATTGGACAAATTTTGGCATGGCAAGGAGGACAGTGGGGTCCAGAAACTTCTCCTTCGCAGACTTTTTTAGATTTCGCGTTTCCAGGATTTGATGGATCATTTACAAATCCTATAGAATTTTTATTAGGACAAACAGACCTTGATTTTGGTCCGTTTATTGTAACATCGTTTGATACAGAATTAGAATTAAATTTAGGAACATTTTAAGGTTTAGGAGAAGCAGATGGCATTAAGATTAAGACAAGGGTTATCAAGTGATAGAACTAGTATAACTCCTGCAAGTGGAGAATTAATTTATACCACCGATACAAAATTAATTTATGTTGGAGATGGTACTACACCTGGAGGTAACAGTATTAGTGCTGCAATTCCTGTTACTATCAATAGTCTTACTGATGTAGTTATTTCTGGCGCAACTTCAGGACAAGTATTAAAGTTCGATGGTGCTAATTGGATCAATGATGTTGATTCCGGAGGCTCACCGGTAACCTACTCACTTAGCGCAGAAACAGCAGCGTTCGGAGCGAATTTAAGAATTACCGGAAGCGATGCTAGTACTGATAATGTAACGTTTTTAGGTTCAGGCGGAGTTACTATTTCAAGAACTGATGCAAACACTATCACAGTTGATGCTACCGGAGTAGGAACCGGAACTATGTCTTCCTTTAGTATTGAAGGAGATGATAGCACTCCTAGTTTAATTGAAGACGGAGATCATATTCGATTCCAAGGCTCTGGATCAATTTCTGTAATTGCTGATTCGGATAATGTTGTTACTATTACAAATACTGAACGTGTTTCTGTAGGAACAAGTGGTTCGTTGGCTTTTTATAACAGCAATACTAGTGCAGTTCAAAGTACTGATTTTAATTCACTGAATTATGATAATGTCACAGGACAATTATTTTCAACAAGATTAGAAACTAATGCTATCGTTACTGATAACGCTGTACTTCCAATTGTTAATAGAAGTGCATCTAGTCCATTTGTAACTTTTGGTGCAACACTAGATGGAACAGATTACTCTACACAATTATCAGTTAACAGTGCAAGCCTTGATGCGAATCTAGTACACTCAGTATTTAGAAATGTTTATAGTAGTAGCTCATTATCAAACGCTATAATTATTGCTAGATCAAGAGGAACTTATACGGCTGAAACAGCAGTTCAAGCTAACGACTTTTTAGGTAGCGTCTTTTTTACTGGATATGACGGTTCTGCACAAAGAGCTAGCTCTTTTATCACAGCGCAAGTAGAAACTGTTGGTGCTGGATCAGTGACTGGGTCATTAATTTTTGGAACAGTTGATAGTCTTGGGGCGTTTAACAATGTTTTAGTTTTAACAAATAACAAATATGCTGTTTTAGGAGGACCTTTACTTTCTCCTCCACAGGAATTAGATTTTTCATCAGGTGATATTACATTAGCTGTGGATGATATCGCGTCTAATCATATGTATTCAAGCGGTATGTCTACTAATCAAGACTTAACATTACCAAATCCATCTAGTAGTATTTCAGGTCTAAGATTATGCGTTATTAATAAAGATGCTACTTGGGTAATTACAATAAAATATGGGTTAACAACTATAACAACAGCTAATGCTCTTACCGTTAAAGAAATTTACTGCGACGGAACTGATTGGAATGTCTTATATTAAGAAAGAATAATCCTATAAATATGTAATAATAGGATTATCTAATGTTAGATATTTGGACTGAAAATTCAGGTTATAGTTTTGGAATTATTCAAGAACGCACTAGTGTTAGCATAGCACTGCCTACGATTCCAGTTGGGCCAGGTATTGAATTTTCTGTTATCTCCGGTAAACTTCCTCCAGGATTAAGAATACAAAGTAATAAAATAGTAGGCAGTGCTTTCGAAGTTCCAAGAGATACAGAATATAAATTTGTAATAAGAGCTACAGAATTTTCTTCTTTTTCCGATAGAACTTTTTCTATAACAGTATCCGGAGCAGATATTCCTGAATGGAATACTACCGCAGGGGCATTACCAGTAGGACCAAATGATGCATACTATATTTTAGATAGTTCATATATTGATTTTCAATTATCAGTAATAGATACCGACACGGCCTCTGGTCAAGAATTAAAATATTTTATCCCTAGCGGTGGTGGTGAACTTCCTCCAGGATTAATTTTAACTGATACAGGAAGAATTGTAGGCTGGGTACAACCAGTATTAGCACCTCCTTTAGCTAAAGGTAATGGCAGATTTGACAGACAATTATTTGACGAATATGCATATGATTACGGACTAAGACCTAATAACGGATATGATAGTTATATATTCGACCTTTTAACATTCGACTTTGGTACTGAAAGCCTGGCTCCAAAAAAATTAAATAGAAACTTTGAATTTAATATAATTGTTACAGATGGTGATAGTCAGACCGCAAGAAAGTTTAGAATTTTTGTCGTAGGTGATGATTTTTTTAGAGCAGACAATACCGTAACAACTGCTGGAAACAATACATTTACAGCCGACATAACATATGCAAGAGCTCCTATTTGGACTACACCTAATTTCTTAGGAACATTCAGAGCTAATAATTATAAAACTTTTAAACTAGACACATACGAGGCTCTAGTCGTAGGACCTATTGTATATTCGTTAGAAAGTGTAAATCCTGATGTATTTGGTGTAGCATTTACTACTAGTTTATCAGAAAATAAAATTGGAACAAATACTTTAAGATTAAAAAATGTTAAAGGTGTTCCATTAGTAGGACATAGAATTCAACTATCTGAATATGTAGAAGGTGCTAGTTACACTGTATATACAATTTCCAGTGTTACTAAAATATCCGATACTGATTATCTTTTAACAATTGTAGGAACCTTTAGCAGTATTATTCCAAATAATACCAATCTTTATTTAGGAACACCTAGTGTATTACCACCAGGAATGTTATTCGATCCAACGACTAGCGAAGTATTTGGTGTTTTACCTTATCAAACAGCTATTACTAAAGATTATAATTTTACAATTAAGGCAACAAGAATTACAGAAAAAGGTGAAACAGCTAGTAGTAAAAGAATATTTACTGCTAGAATAATTGGAGAAATTGATTCTACTATAACTTGGAATACAGATAATGATCTTGGATCTATAGGTGCAAATTATATTAGTACATTGAAAATTAGTGCATCAACTACATTTACTCAATCACCTGTCTTATACTTTTTAATTAGTGGACAATTGCCTCCTGGACTATCTTTAAATTTTGACGGAGAAATTGTAGGAAAAGTTACACAGTTTGAGAACAACAATAATCCTGGGCTGATTTTATTTGATCAAGGAACGTTAACATTAGATGACGGAACTACTTCTGTAGATCGTTCTTATTCTTTCGAAGTCGAAGCAAGAGATGTATTAGGTTATAGTGCAACTAGAAGAATATTTACTATCCATATAGAAACTCCTAATGACAGACTGTTCAGCAATTTAATTGTAAAACCATTTTTAAAAGTAGAGCAACGAAATATTTGGAAAAATTTTATTAATAACCCAGATATTTTCGATAACAGTTTAATTTATAGACCCAGTGATTTAAATTTTGGAATACAAAAAGATCTAAAAATGTTAGTGTTTGCGGGCATTGAAACTAAATCAGCTGCTGAAGTAGTAGGAATGACTGGAAGAAATCATAAACCAAAAAGATTTAAACTAGGGGCTATTAAAAATGCTATTGCAACAACACCATTTACAGATGACATAATATATGAAGTAGTTTACTTAGAAGTTATTGATCCTTTAGAAATAGGAAAAAAATATCTTCCGAGTCCTGTGCTTACTTCTAAACATACAAGATCTATAACAGTAGATCAAAATAATCAATTTTATGAAGGCCCATTTAATCAAAATACACCTAGCTTTACTAGAGCTGATCCATTTTTAGCAACTGTAGATAGATCAGATGTATTTGCCGGAGATTCTCAAACTGAATTAAAATTTCCTAGCAGTATTTCAATTTGGAGAAATCGTATTAAGGAATTAGGATTATATGATAGCAATTACTTGCCTTTATGGATGAGAAGCATTCAACTTGGAGCGGTGCAACCATTAGGATATATCACTGCTATCCCAATTTGTTACTGTAAACCTGGAACATCAAATGATATAGTGTTGAATATTAAAAACAGTGGGTTTGATTTTAGCCAAATTGACTATACGATTGATAGGTATATCATAGATTCTGTCACTGGTTATAACGAAGATAAATATATAGCATTTAGAAATGACAGGACTACCATATCATGAGCTCAATAGTTTTTAACACAATAGACGAAACTTTTCCAATTGCAGGAAAAGATAACAACAGCCAAGGATTTAGAGATAATTTTAATATTATCAAAGACGCACTAAGCACTGCTAGAACGGAAATAACTTCTCTGGAAAATAATACTGCTAAAACAAACGATGATAATGATTTTAACGGTGTTATTATTGGTAATGCTGAAATCAGAAGATTATACCATTCTGTAGAAAATTTACCAGGAGTTTCTAGCGATACTACTATTGATACTCGAGATGCAGACATGTTCAATATTAGTTGTACTGGAAATACCAATTTAATTCTAAGTCAGTGGCCGGCGGACAACCTTTATAGAAAAATAGTTTTGCACATTAATACTACAAGCACAGAAGTAAATTACACTGTAAACGTTACTTCATCATCACCAGGCGGTGTAACAAGAAAAGAAGCTTCCCTAACACTTCCTTTTAGTATTGGATTAGTAGTCGATGTTACACATATATTCGAAGTAACTACATTAGACGGCGGCGATAATATTTTTGTAAAACATATTGGAACTTTCTCTTAATGCATCCTTTACTTGATAATCTATCAGATTTAAAAGATTTGGAATTAGAGTCTAAAATCTTAGATTTAAGTAAAAAATATTGGCAAACAAGAAATTCAGATGTTCAATACCAAATTCGTTTGTTGTTAGATAGTTATAATGAAGAGTTACGTGTTCGAAGATCGAAAGCTCTACAACAACAGTTAGAAAACCGAAATCAGGATCTTGACAAATTAATAAAAGTTAATTAAAATAACTGCATGAAAATTAATTCATCAGGCCAATCCGTCTTCGACGATAATGATATCTTCGAACTTTTATATACAAACGAATTAGATATTCTAGAAAAAATTATTGCAGAATCTAGTCAAGATGTAGAACGACTAGAGTTTTTTTCTAATCTAAAAATACAAAATTCATCTCAATTAAATCTCGAAAATCAAAAAAAATGGCTTATGCCAAAAGAGTACAAAAATTTTGATATCGAAGGATTCCTGGTACATGTTTGCCCAAAAGAGAATTATCAAAGATTAATAGAAGAATTACAAGAATATCGAGCAAGAAATATGCTTGATTTATTGCGCTGGTTAAAATATTTTGTAGATGTATCCAGAAAACATAATATAGTTTGGGGAGTCGGAAGAGGATCCAGTGTGGCCAGTTATACTTTATTTTTGATAGGTGTACATAAAATTGATAGTGTAAAGTATAAATTAAACTGGAAAGAATTTTTAAGATAAGTAGTTTTATTATATAGGAGTTTATTATGGGAATGAAAGAACAACCACGTAAAGTTTACAAAACTATGCAAGGTAAAGAAATTGATTTAGATAAGCTTAGAATGAAAAACGAAATGACGTTAGCTGTAGGTAACGTTCGAGTAAATGCCAGAGGGGACGAATTAGGGCCTGGAGGCAAAATAATTAAAAAACGAGAAGATATCATGACTGAATATCATACCGACTCAAAAAACATTGTTATGCCTAAAAAT